CCACTACCAATCCAACACTCAAGTTGCCCAATCGTACTATTCCACCCCTGTTGCCCAAGAAATGGCGAAGACGGACGTGTACCCGTAGTCCATTGGGTTGGTTCAAATGCGTAAGAGCCGATGGTGCTAACGGGCATTTTTATTCCTTAAGCAGGTACAACTTCTTTCCAGCTAGTCGTAGCCTCATCCCACGAATACATATTGCCGTCCGTAGGCATCGCAACAGGAGCGTTCCACAAGCATGTGTCATCATCCAGCGTCCACGAAGCAAACGGCTGTGGCGGGATAAATGCATCTTTAACTGCGTCGTAGCTGTAGCCTACACCGGCGTAATTTTTACGAAGTGGACGATTCTCTGGATGTTGACCGCCATGTGTGCGGTAGCTGGTTTGTAGCCACTGACCGGGCGAGCTGTCTACGAATGTGTCAAAGAACTCAGGCTCAGCAACTATCACTGAAACCACCTTACCATCTACGACCTTTGCAAAGTGCGACATCTGTATCTCCTGAATTAAGCCGTGTAAGTACCACTACTTGTAAACGTATGAATTGTATAACCACCGCTGGAAGTTACTGTACCGCCTGTACCTCGCTGAGCGCCTAGATAAGAGATGATAACTATGCCTGATCCGCCAGCACCTGATGTTACTGCTCCACCATTCCCAGCTCCAGAAGCACCGCCACCGCCACCTGTGTTTGCAGTTCCAGCAGTTCCATTACTAACGTTTGCACCACCTGCACCGCCGCCACCAGCACCGCCACCACCTGCTGTAAGCCCTGAAGCACCTCCGCCTCCGCCACCACCAGCATACGTTACAGCAGAACCAGAAATAGAATTTGATGCGCCTGCGCCACCAGAGCCACTTAAAGAACCTGAAGCAGACGTACCAGAAGATGCTGCTCCACCACCTCCGCCGCCGCCATACACTCCTCCAGAACCACCAGAATTACCCTGACCTGAAGTTCCAGAACCACCTACCATTGAATTGGAACCACCACCGCCGCCTGAACCGCCTGATACACCAGCAAATTGATAAGTGCCGCCACCACCGCCACCTATTGCGGTAACAATCCCTGAAATTAATGAGCTGTTTCCTGAATTACCGTTAGCGTTAGCAGACCCACTTCCAACAACAGCAGCAGCACCGGCACCAACGGTTATTGTGTAGGCAACCCCAGAAGAAAATGAAGTGTTCCCAGTTAACAATCCCCCTGCACCGCCGCCACCGCCTGAAACTGTTGTATTGCTGGATGTTTGCGCTCCTGAACCGCCGCCGCCAACAACAAGGTAACTAGCCGAATAAAGCAACGAAGTAACCGCTTGCCAAGCAGTGCCAGTCCAAGCTTCCATCTGACCGAGCGTACTATTCCAACGCTGCATACCTACAACAGGAGAAGCGGGTCTTTGAGCCGTTGTGCCTATGGGAAGTTGTGCTGCCCCAGTCCCGTTTAAGTTAGCAATGTCTAACTCAATCTTCCCAATCGTACCCGTCGAAGGCTGTACAACCTGCGTGATTGGACTTGTGTAGTAGACATAAATGTTGCTCGTACCTGACGATGGGGCAGAGGTAAATGTGATTGTGTTGCCGCTTACTGTATAGGCTGAGCTTGGGTTCTGAGCTACGTTGTTAACAACCACCTGCACTTGCGCTACAGACGCAACAGGTCGTGAGAGCGTGAAAGCAATCGTTACCCCATCGCCGTTGAAATAATCAATAGCGGGAGAGAAGCTTTGTGTAGTTGGTGTTGCACCAAGGTATGCCATGTTAAGTCGCCGTCAAGACAGATACTATGCAATCGCCAGAAGCGGCTGCGCTGTTAACAACTTTAAGCGTATCACCAGACAACAATACCACCCGGTTACCCTGAATAACTTCAAGCGAACCACCCACTGCAATCGTTGCGTTTTTGACCAAGTAGTAGTCAACCGCAGACCGCGTGACATAAACGCTTGTTGTGATCGGGGAAGTAATCGTGTTCGAAACAATCAGGCTTGCAATCGCTTGTGTACCTGACGAAACGGTAATAACCGAAGAAGCGGATGTGCCAATGTTTTTGGCTACATAAGAGGAGTTTGCGTAAGTAGCCATGTTAGCCCATCATAAAAGAAAGGAAGTACGCATCATCAGCCCCACCGCCAGCCGCTGCAGCCCAGATCGGTGGAGTACCAACACCTTGAGCGGTCAACACATAAGTAGCTGTGGGTGAGTTCGAAGCGTAAACAGAAACTTCGGACGGGTACGTACAGAACACAACCTGTGTGCCGGAGCTAAAGTTAACAAGGCTTCCAGCGTTTGATGAAGAAAGTACAGTCGTACGAGCTAACGTACCAGCGCCAACAGTCCCTATCCCCACCTCCCAGTTAGCACCACCTTGGTCGGCTATGCAATAGTAGGTTGTGTTTGAGTTACCGATGGCTGAGCTGAACGTCTGATAGCCCGTAACTGCGCCCAACAAGGTAGCTGTACCTGTGCCGGGGGCGCTAGTAGTTTCTTGAACCCTATCCTGTACGACGAGAGCCATTTACAGCTCCTTAGCCCGAAGCGCTCAGCGTGTAAGTAACGTTAATCGTGTCGCCTGAAGTAACAGTTTTTGATCCAGCAGTGAAGTCACCAGCCGAGAACAAAACGCCCGTTGTGCTATCAATCGTCGATGAGCCACCAACGTTAATGAATGCACCAGCAACCGTACCAGAACCTGTCATCGCAAACGTCACAGCCGCACTGGTATTTAACACCGATGGGTTAGCGTTTGTTGCCGAAGCAAACGTTGGAGTCTTGCGTACGCCAGAGTATGTAGGAGCGTTAGCGTTACCGACTTCCAACCATCCACCGTGCGAAATCTGTGTGTCAGTGTAAGCAGCAGCGCCCGTGCCTTTTAGACCCATAACGATTGCGCCACCACCGGTGTTTGCAAAGTACGAGTTCATCAAGCTTGCACGACCGACGTTCGTTGTCAGGTTCTTGATGGTATCCGACCACTTCAGGTTGCCCTGTGCGTCAAAACACTCTGCTGTGTAAACGCCTTCCAGACCAACAACCTCAGTCTGCCCGGCACCACGGGTAACTGTCGCGTCAACGACATCCCCAAATTTTGCTTTTTCACTGCTCATAAAAGCTCCTAGTTAATCCGGATAATGGCATTGGTTGAGTTAGCCGCCGGGAAAGTCACGGTAAATGTACTTGATGCTGTCTTATCCGAGCCAAAATCCAAAACAAAACAGGCTGCACCGGTAGTGCTATTGTAGACCAGCGCACCCCTTGCTGTGAAGGCTGCTGGCGTCCAAACTGCATTAGCAAACGAAATATATGCAGTTTCGTTGGTTGGGTCTAACGCCGGTGCTGCAGGAACTAAAATCTTGCCACCAGCGGTGTAACCTGTGCCGGTAATTTCGTTTGTCGGTGAATAGGTTGACGTAGTGCTAGACAAGTCAGCGCTTGCTGTATACAAGGCAATCTTGTACGTATAGGGCGTACCGGTATTGAAGTTCTCCGTACCCCTAAGCAGGTTCTGAGCGAAGACTCCGCAGTATGTTTGTACGATCATGTCTTCACCGGTATCTTAGCTTGCCCGTCGCGGTACGCATCACCACGCTCCAGACCATCAGCAAGACGTGTTAATTGGGTCATAGCTTCAACAAATTTTTGTTCGTAGTATGCAACCAAGTCCTGTTCGCCTTTCATGAAAAGAATGGCTTCACGCAATGCTCCATAAAGAAGAACAGGATCAAAGTTATCACCAAGCCAGCTAGTACCAGACGAGTTAGATACAGTATCAACAGTAATAGCGAACCCAGAACCAGAGCCACCAAGATACGTATTGTTAACCGTGAGTGCGTCGTTGACAGCATAAAAAGCCCCACCGTTATCAATTGTGATGCTTGCCACCGCACCACCAACCACCTGAATCGTGCAGGTTAGGTTAGTTCCAGAACCACCAGACAGTGGGACATTAGGGTAAACCCCATTAACATACGCAGATCCAGCCGTGTAAGGCGAGTCAAACGTAGTAACGACGCCCTGAACAATCGTTGGTGGGTAGTAGAAGTAGTGCATCTCTACGCCGTAGCTATCGTCAGGCGTTGGCCCAAGAATCACAGACAACTCATTTGGGTACGAAAACTGTGAACCAAACAAGGCGTAGTACTTTGGGGTGCCTAGCGTAGCAGGTGACGAATACGCTTCACGGATAAAGTTAACGTCTTTGTTTAGCAGGTATGTGTAGTTACCTGAGTCATCAATCACAGCCAACGAATACGCAGCAAGCCAATCATCCGGCAAGGACAAGTAGCTGTTGTTAGCGGTCATCGTGCCTGTGACGTTCTTGCGCAACGATGGCAAGTGGACAGAATTGTAAATACGTTCTTCAGCTTCCTGAACAAAGCGAGGAATGTTGGCAATAAAAGTACTCTCGTAGTTCTGAGAGTAATCAATAATTGCTTGCTGAAGTTGTACGTAGTTCATGTCTTACGCCATTGGTCCGCGAGCCATACGGCCCTTCGTTGCACAGCCATTACCGCGAGTTTCAATGCCCGTTGTCTTGACATCATCACGGTCAGG